AATGGGAGCATTATTAGAATCAGGTCTCGTTGGTAACATTGGTCTTAAGCACCTTAAAGTTATCAAAGAAGATACTATCAACAAATGGGATAGCCTTGGTTTCCTCGAAGGATTGAAAGGCCATCAAAAAGAAAATGTAGCTCAGCTTTATGAAAACCAAGCATCACACTTGATTAATGAGGCATCTACAACATCAGACTCAGGTTCATTTGAAACTGTTGTATTTCCAATTATCAGAAGAGTTTTCTCTAAATTATTGGCTAACGACATCGTGTCTGTACAAGCTATGAACTTACCAATCGGTAAATTGTTCTATTTTGTACCACAAATTCAGAACTACCAAGACGCCGCTAATCAGCATTACGCACCTTACGGAGCACCTAATGGTCCAACTGACCCTAATTCTGGTTACAACTGGAACGAAGGAAGAGACCTTTATGATAGATTTTATGAAGGTACTGAACCAGCTTTAGACCCTCCAGGTTTGTTTGATTATTCTAAAGGTCAGTTTTCTGCTATCACAGCTGATGTTACAACTGCACAATGGAATAATACAACTTTGAACCTTGAGCCTGCAGCTTACACTTCAGACGCTTATAGAAAAGTTCTTATTATCATGTCAGGTTTCGCTACTGAAGCTGCTGGTAAATTGATTGGCCCTGACGGTAACCCAATTGACACTGAAGCTTTCTTGTCTGATTTGACAATTTATGGTGTTGCAGGAAATGCGACTACTTCAGCTAACACATCTAACCCTTATCTTTTCAGAGTAGTAACTCAAAGATATGGTAAAGGTATTGTTCAGTACGGTAATAACAACACATCTTTGACATTCCCTTCATCTTTGACAGATGGTGGTCAGTATGACAATATTTGTGATGTTAACGGTAACATTTACTTGGAAGTTGACCTTCAAGTTCCATGTGCTGTTGGTGCTAACTCAATCGACGGTTACTCTGGTTCAACATTCGCATCTACAGCGGTTGTAAACAACGCGTTCACAGCTACTTACAGAATCTACAAGAATCTTGAATTCGAAGACAGAATTGGTGAGGTTTCTTTTGACCTTCAATCTGTAACAGTTTCTGTAACTGAAAGAAAATTAAGAGCTCAATGGTCACCAGAAATGGCACAAGACGTTGCAGCATTCCACAACATCGACGCTGAAGCTGAATTGACAGCTTTATTGTCTGAGCAAGTTGCAGCTGAAATCGATAGAGAAATCTTGAGAGACCTTAGAAAAGGTGCAGCTTGGAACTTAAGATGGGATTACAACGGTTGGAAGAGACTCGGAACAAACGCTGTTCCTTACACTCAGAAAGACTGGAACCAAACTCTTATCACAGCTATCAACCAAATCTCTGCACAAATCCACAAATCAACTCTTAGAGGTGGTGCTAACTGGATTGTAGTATCTTCTGAGATTTCTGCGATATTTGATGACTTAGAGTATTTCCACGTTTCAAACGCGGCTCCTGAGCAAGACCAATACAACATGGGTATTGAAAGAATCGGTACTCTTGCTGGTCGTTATCAGGTGTACAGAGACCCATACTTCCCAGCTAACCAAGTTCTTCTTGGTCACAAAGGAACGTCTCTTTTGGATACTGGTTACATCTACGCACCATATGTACCTTTACAACTTACTCCAACAATGTATAATCCATTCAACTTCACACCTATCAAGGGTATCATGACTAGATACGCTAAGAAAATGGTTAACAACCGTTTCTATGGTAGAGTTACAGTTGATGGTGTTAGAACATTTGATTTGAAAGAGTTGAGATAATATGGTCTGAACCAAAAATACAAAGGGTCCTTCGGGACCCTTTTTTTATTTATTAAAGATATTTATCTACATGATTAAGCAAAATTGGGATTTATTAGAGGAAGAAAAAAAAAGGATTTTGAATCTACATGAAAATGCAACAAAAAACCATTATCTCCTCAAAGAACAAAATGAATCAAAAACAGAAACTCAGACAGTACCTTTGAATGCAAATTGGCAATCCGGTAAATGGAGACTAACTACAAATCAAACAAATGCTCTAACTCAACAATTGAATAAAATAACTAACTTTATCAATCAGCACAAAGGGAGTAAGGTTACGATACAGATAAGAGCAGGTGAAAGTAGAGTAAACAATTATGATAGAGAAGTTACACCAAAGGAAAAGTTAGACCCAGGTGTTTTGTCTGAAAGACGAGGAAGTTCTTTAGTTGAATTTCTCAAATCATATTTTGACACTTTATTAAAAAAAGGTTTGATATCTGAAATGCCAAATATCCCAAAAGCCCAAACTGTCATTGGAGACACCCCATATACAGATGTTAAAGATTTGAATGACCCAACAAAGGTTGCCCAATATAATGCAGAACAATTTGTGGAAGCCATAATTTCTGTGGAAAAAAAATATGATTGTGTTGTTGGTATGCAAATAACGATAGGTTATTTACCGGAAAAGGGTCAAACAGGTCATCAGTGCGATGAGGCAATATTTGAATTAAAATTGAATGGGGTTAGTTTGGGTGAAGTTAATTTGAATAATAGTGTAATGGATTACGGATTAAATGTGACAGATAGAAATAATGAACGAGAAAAAGTAAAGTATGAAAAAACAATACAAAAGTTAGAAAAAGATTGGGAAAATTTTGTTAGTTCAGGTCAGGTAAAAGATAACGAAAAACAAAAAAGAAAATATATCGAACAAAATTCAACACCGCCAGAACAAATACCATATCCTAATTGGGTTGAGGATAGAGCACAAGAGAAAGGATATAAAGATGTTGATAAATTCGTAGATGACTTAAAAACAATAAATAATTCATTCGAAAAATATGGTAGACCCAAACATTATGCTTCAGGTCGTCGTTCACAAACTTTTACAATAGATGGACCACTTGCCCAAAAAATAGTAAGCAGCACTAATGCAAATAAATTGGTTCTTTCAATTGTACCATTAGTGAGTCCTGATGGTAAATACAGTATATTCTATCAAAAAGGTATACATGCAGACACTCCATGGGTTATAATACAAACAAAAGATTCCAAGGAAATGTATAGCGGAGCCCCCAATGTCAATATGAAACGAGGTGATTTGACAGAAAAGGTTATATTGGAAACTGATTTATGCGGAAAGGAAATTAAAAAATCTTAATTTGGTATTGTATCATATATTACAGTAATCCCTTGAATGTCTTTCAAAATTGAATTTGGTGTTTTTTTTATAAATTTCTTGGTTACTCTATTTAACTTTTTTTGATATTTCTTACTGCTGAAGTCCTGTGTGTTTTGAACTTTACAAGAGAATGTAAATAACATCGCAATTATAAATAAAACTGTTTTCATTCGTTCAATATTTAGGACAAAACTAAATAAAATATTTCTGATTTTCAAAAAAACTTTATAATTATAGATAGATTTTAGTTTATCGGTCCCCAGTCTAATAGACTGTTGTACTATTCACGGATAGGAAGGTATTGGTAACGTAGTCATTAACTATTATAAAATTAAAAAAAATGAATTACACAACAAAGGTGGGCAATCCTACTGCTCACATCACAAAGAACAAATCACGTCTTAAGATTTACAACGGACACATTATCTTTCTTGAGAATGGTGATAATTTTGAATTTGAATTTCATAACCCCACCACTAAACCCGTCCTCGCAAGAATAAAAATCAACGGGGATTATATTTCAGAGTCAGGTTTGGTTATTAATCCAGGTCAGAGAGTGTTTTTAGAACGATTCTTGGACACAAATAAGAAGTTCGAGTTCAGTACCTATGAAGTAGAAGATAACGACGAGAATAGGTCTGCAATTAATTTTAATGGGGATATCAGGATTGAATTCTACAATGAACAACCGATATCCACTTATTCTAATGTGTCAGGTGTACTAAATTCGTGGACAGGTGTCAATACCACAGGTTCGCCTTATTATGGTAATATGACATTCACTACGAGTAATACAGGCGTTTCTACTTTCACAACAACTTCAAATGTTAGTTATTTGTCAAATCAAATTGAAACGGGTAGAATCGAGAAGGGTGGAACATCTAATCAATCTTTATCGAATTCTTATAGTAATTTCTCACATCTTGTCACAAAGTACTATGACTTCAAAATTTTACCAATAGGTAATAAGAATAAAACTTCTGAGGAAATAAGAAGGTACTGCACCGAATGTGGTACAAAGGTTAAAAAGAATTTCAAGTTTTGTCCATCTTGTGGAAATAAAATCTAAATAAAAGGGGTTCCGTGAAACCCCTTTTTATATTTACAAAATTTAGATTTATAACCAAAATACAAACAACGTAATAATTCTAACTCTTCTCTGTGAGACCTATATCGGTCGTCTTGAGTTGGTTTGTGTCCATTTATAACTGCTTCAGTTATTTCGAAATCCAATTCAATTATCCTCGACGATATCTGATTCAAATCCTGTTGTGTCATCTTCTGAATATATTTCTTTATTAATTATTCTCAAACACTTGGAAATCACTTC